CCAGCACAATCTCATTAATAAACTTTGTTTGCTTTGAGATAGCCAACAATGCATCACATGACTCATAATATGGTCTATTGTAGTTTGGAGCTGGTAGATCATCCCAAATGTTTAGATATACTATTGGGATTTGTTTTCTAATCTCATTCTCAATCTGGAATAACCATCCATAATAACGTGGATCTGTAATTAAAAACAATGCATCAGGTTTTTCTTCCCTAATGATAGTTCTAATTAAATCAGGGTTTCCATATCCGTTGTTACATAAAACATGAACCCAACTATCTTTAATTTTGGCTTGCTCATTTACATCTCCGGATATATCAAATCGTTTTCCGTTTTCGGGATGATTGATAGCTGCCCCAATGGTTAGCCAATTGAAGTGGTGGGCGGTTTGAATAACTATCTCTCTAGCTACTGTTGCTACCCCTGAATGTAATCTGATGTCATCTCCTAACAGAAGGATTTTTTGTCTATCTTTCTGTTCTTTATAACGAAACTTGTTTTTCATAAATTTTAGTTGGTAGTGTAGGCGTGAATTTGTTTTCTAAATTCCTCATCGTTCAAGTACTTATGCATGGTACGTTCTACGAGTTTTTGGAGTGTGAATTTTCTTTTTACACACTCGACTTTAAAATCTTCGAAATTCTGTTGTTCTACTTTAACCGAGGTTAATACTAATTTTCTGTTATTCATAATATTATTTATTTATATCCGGTTATACGTATGGGTGAATTGAGGAATGTTAAAAGCCCTTTAAAAGTTCTTTAACTTCTTTTTTCTCCAAATTGTAGTTTCCCAATATTTCTTTCACTATTGATCCCCCCAACAAAGGAATATAATCTAAAACTTCTCGGGACGAGACTTGAAAATAATTAGATAGAATCTCTAATAGTTTTGAATTTAGATTTTTTTTACTTGATTTAATATACTTTAAGTACACTTTATTTTTAGGAATGAATTCAAGATAAAATTTATATATTTTTTCCTTTTCTGTTGGGGGGAAATTTTGTGCTAGATTAGTTATACCTACATAATTCTCGTTCATGGAGATAAACCTGTGTAACATATAAGGGTTTATTGCCTCCTTTTCCTCATCTGTAAGTTGCTCATACGGCTTCTTACTATAGGTAAGGTAATCTAGAATTGTAAAAATATTTACAGGTTTACTCTTCATCGAAAAGTACGTCCACTAGTTCTTTGGGTACACCTTCTTTCAAAATTTCATTTGTTTCAGGATCGTAAAATACCGGAATAGGGAGGATAGCATCCTCTGAGGTTCCTGTTACAAACTTAGATACTTTTCTAAGGACTACTCCTTGTTGCCAAATTTGACCTCCTGAACTAGTTTTAATTGCTGTTGTGTTTTTAAAGTCGATATTTAGACCTTGTTGTTGTGGTTGGTTCATATTACCTGTGGTTTAGTATGGCTGATTATTTCCGAAATTAAAGCCATAAGATTGATTTCTTTATCTATTTTAAAATTTGCTTCATATGCATACTTGTTTAGTAGGATTGCTATTGTACCTTCTTTACCTGATGCATACTCTGAAGCATTATCGTATAGGAATCTATAAAATCCCTCGTAATCAGACACGTTTGAGTCTTGAATTATTTGTCTGATTTTCTTAAAGTTTGGTTTTGATTTTAACTCCTTAAGTACCTCAAACATATAATTTGAAGATGCTATTGCTGTTGTATCTAATACTAGTGTACCTGTTTTAGAGAATGCTTGGGATGTGTTAAGCATCTTCCTTAAATCAGGATAGAATTGATTTACTAGTGTTTTTAGATCATTCATTTCCACCTTCACATCCTCCTTCTCTAAAATCTCCATTACATGAGATGCAATCTGGGATTTTGATGGTGGGAGGATTTTAAATGTTTGGCATCTTGATTGGATTGGGTCAATAATACGTTCTACAAAATTACAAGTTAAAATGAATCTTGTTGAGCGTGAGAATGTCTCAATTACATTCCTTAAAGATGCTTGTGCATTAAGTGTAAGGAAATCTGCCTCATCTAGAATTACTACCTTTAGAGGGGTAAATGAGGCCGCAGAGGCAAAACTGACTACTTTGTCTCTAATTGTGTCAATCCCCCTTTCATCACTCGCGTTGATGTAGAGGTGGTCGCAGTTAATATTGTCAACAATTAGTTTGGCTAAGGTAGTTTTGCCTGTACCTGCGGGACCATAGAACAATAGATTTTGAATATCATTTTGTTCTATAAACAGATTAATAGACTCCTTAATAGAAGGATTCCCTACAAATTCTTGTAGGGAATTGCTTCTATATTTCTCAACCCATAGGGAATGGCTCTTGCTCATCTTCGTCTTTAGGTTCGTCTACAATAACTGTTTCGGTCAATAAGATGGTACTTGCAATCGATGCAGCATTCCTCAGAGCGGATACTGTAACTTTAGTTGGATCCAAAATACCATGTTGATGCAAATCAATCAAATCAATATGACCAACCATCAAATCGTATCCTGTCCAATTTTCATCATCTGCTGCGACTTCATTCAAGATACCAAAGATCTCAAAATCACTAGCACCTGCGTTTCTAAGAATTTTAGTAGCAGGCATACGACAAACTTCTCGTACAATATCAGCTCCTAAACCAATATTTTCCCAATTAGCATGATCTGCTGCTTTTAGTAAAGCACATCCACCACCAGGTACAATTCCTGATTCAACTGCTGCTCGAGTTGCAAACAAAGCATCTTCTGCTCTATCTTTTTTCTCTTTAACCTCAGTTTCTGTGGCTCCACCAATATTTACGACTCCGATTCCTCCTGTGAATTTCGCAAGTCTTTCTTGGAGTTTTTCCGTTTCGAAAGGGGTCTTTGCTTTTTCGATTTGTTGCTGTAGTTCTTCAATACGTGTTTGTATTGACTCATCTCTTCCTTTTCCATCTACAATTGTGGTTTGTTCTTTAGTGATTGTTACTGTTCGTGCTTCACCAAACCAATCCCAAGAGAATTTATCTAACTTCATTCCTTTATCAGTGGAGAATACCTCACCACCAGTTAGGATAGCAATATCATCCATAATGAGTTTTTTACGGTCTCCAAAGTCTGGGGCTTTAACAGCTGCTACTTTAAGGGTACCTCTCATTTTGTTAACGATAAGAGTTGCTAGAGCCTCTCCTTCAATATCATCTGCAATGATAAGAAGAGGACGGTTTGTGTTTGAAACACCTTCTAATACAGGTAAAAGATCTTTTACTTGTGTAAATTTCTTATCTGCAATAAGAATGTAAGGATTTTCTAGAACACTAGTCATTGAAGAATTATTGGTAACAAAGTAATGAGATTTATAACCTCTGTCAAATTGAATACCTTCTACAATTTCAAGTGAATCCTCATACAAATTAGATTCTTCAATAACTACTGCACCTTCTCTACCTACTTTTTGGATAGCAGTAGCAATAAGTTTTCCTAATTTGTTATCTCCATTTGCAGAGATAGTAGCGATATCTTCAAGTTGTTCTTCACTTTCAATATCTACGGAGAAATCTGATTCAAGATAATCAATAATATTTTCTACTGCTTGATCGATTTCTCTTTTGAGTTCAACTGCATTTACTCCGTTTGCAAGGTGTTTCATTCCTGCCTTTACAATTTCGGAGGCCAACAATGTTGAGGTGGTTGTACCATCTCCTACATAATCAGCAGTTTTTACAGCTGCTTGCTTAATCAAACTTACTCCCAATTGTTCAAATGGGTCTGAGAGTTCAATGTTTTTAGCTACTGTGACTCCATCTTTGGTAGAGTAAGTAGTGTAACCATCTGAGTAGAGTACGTTTCTACCATTTGGTCCTAGTGTTGATGTAACTGCATCTGCTAGTTTAGTAATACCTCGTACTACTTTTTCTCTAGCTTCGGGTCCGATAACTATTTGTTTCGCCATAATTTAAAAAGGTAATGATGATGATTTTGGTTTTTCTTCACTAATAACTGCTAATACTTGATTCTCAGGTCCAATATAATATTCCTCTCCCTTGAATTCAAACTTAGTAAAACCCTGGGTTGGGAGAACTACCAGATCTCCTTTTTTACAAGTGGTAGGGATCCATGCTCCTGTTACAGAGTAATGTCCTTCTCCAACATCTACAACCTCTCCGATTTTATTTTTTTCATTCCCCAAATCAGGGACTACAATAGAACCATAATTGGTTTCTTGTTCCTCAATTGGTTTTACAATGAGGGCATTATACAATGCATATAAGTTTTTATCTTCTAACATAAAACTTCATTTAAACTATTTACTACTTGTTGATACTCTGAAATAAAACCTTTAAGACTATCATGTGATTTTTCCATCATTTTATCTTTAGCAATTGCCTTAATACAAGAGTCTAAATTTCTATAATGACCTACAAACCTTTCATAAGTCTTGTTTGATTCAGATGACTGAACCGTTTTGTGTAAAACATAACCATTTTCCAAATTAATGAAATATGGTTCGATTTCTTTGTCTTTGATTGAATTCATATAGATGTGTTTCGGGTAATATACGAAAAATTAGTCGTCCAGCCTAGCTAAATAATAAACAGATTGAATTTCTTCGCTCCAAAATTCTAGCTTAAGTAGGCCTTCTTGGTAAACAATAATATTAAATTTTTCCATATCTTTATTCACTTGTAAAATACGAGAGAATATTTCAGAATTAAATGGAAGTTCGATTTGGTTGTCAGATTCAAATTTGACATTCTCTAATGTAAACGTTAGTCTATTTGAATAGGCAGAATCTTCACCAAATATAAATTCTAGCACATCATCCCCATCTATACTTTTAGATGATTTGATAATTACCTTTTTATTCTCTAAAGCGTTTTTAGCTTTAATCAAATTATCCATATCAGTCATTTCCAACTCTGCATTAACAAATGGAGATGAAGGTAAGGAAACTGTAGGGACCTTAGAGATTAAAATAATATCTGATAAGTTGTATTCTAAATTAAATGAGGAGTCTGCTATATACAGTTTTGTAAATACTCCTTTATTACCTTCTACATGAAGTTGTAGTTGGTTTTGAGTAACATTTAAGAGTTTTAATAGTTTAGATGTTTCAAATACTCCCAACTCACAATTGGTTAGTGGGAAATTAGGTACTCTTAGATTACCTACAACACCTGCTGTAGTTTTAGGTTTAAAGTCTATATTTAAAACATTGTTGTCTACAGACCATGAAACAGATTCACACTCACCAGCTAGGTAATACTTATTGAGAGCAGAACTTAATAATACTTTTTCTATTAACATTTAAAAACTAAAAAATTGTTTAATATAAGGGTTAACATCTAATTGCCATTCTAAATCACTATAGAATCCTTCTAATTTGTTCAATAGGATGGTATCAAATGATTTTTTTCTGTCAACATACTCTTCCATGAACGTACGAATTTTATCTGGGAGGTCAAACTCTAGGAATGCTAGTGTTTCTATTTTATATGAGTTTGGTTTAAGGTAAATCCATTTTACTTTATCTCCCTGTACGATTTCAGAGTGTTTTTTATTTAGACCCCACAAATGTAAGAGGTCATTGTAGCGGATTGCTGCTTTGACAGGAGCAGGAGCACCTAATTTTATACTTGAGAGTAATTCTCCATTTCGTTTAGGACCTGTATAAGCGTTTAATTTTTTAACAGATGTAGGATTACCTAACAATACAGGATCTAGATTAGTTAATACCTCATTTCTAAATTTATGGATTTGCTTATCAATTTCCTCTTGATCAACCCCTCGTATAACTTGATTTAAGAGTTTGTTAAAAAACTTCCCAAACAAAGGTGGGAAATTGGCTTTCATAAACTCTAAACCTTTAATATCAAGTTTATCTACATCTACTCCTTCTGATTTAGTAATCCATTGAGCATATCTACGAGTTGCTCTAAAGTAAGCTGCTCTAATTACAGCTTCAGTTTTCATTTCAAATCTGTGAGAATCATTTATATTAAAAATGGTCTTAGCCATTTCATCATAATACTCATTTATAAGATCTTGATATTTTAAAGCAACTTCTTCTAACAGATTATCTTTTTCTTCATCTGTTTTTTCTTCAAAATTAGGATAGAGGTATTTTACTAGAGGTTCTGCATTCACATAAAGGGAATCTGTATCATTGTAAGAAATAAAATTAGTATCTCCCTCATCACATATAAACCAAGGTACTTTCTCTAAATGCTTCATGCAACTACTCGTATTTCACCTAAATTATTAGCAGGAATATAATACTTGTATTCTAATTCATCAAGCCATTCTGTTACAAGATTTTGCATTTTTTGAGAATTTCCTGTAATAATTTTATAATGTTTTTGATCGGGGTGTTCCCAAAAGAAATGTTGAGTTAATCTATTTTCAACATCAACATGCTTTACTCCATGTAAATCTAAAGTGCTCATAATTTAATTTCTTGTTTTAATACTTTATTCATATGTCTATTTACAAATAAAGAACTTTCTTGAATAATTCTTTGACCACTCAAAGTAATAGCTTCAGATAAAATTACACTTCCAAATCTAAAGCTTGCTAGAGCGAGTGCACCATATAATGAATTAAGTAAGATTTTCATTGTGTATTGTCTCAAATGCCAAAATTCACCTTGATCAGTATCTCCTGATTTGTATGCTTGTTTCATTTTATTTTTATACTCTACCCTCTCATCAAACCATTTAGATAGGACTTTGGACAATACAGATTCCCTATCTGTTCTAAACATAACCCCATTTGCTGAGATTTGGAGGTTTTTTGTTTTAATAGTCTCAATTAGGGTTTTTACTGGGAGTTTGGTTTGGGTTCTGTTTTTGTTTTCAACTGTAAGAAGTGTATTAGGGTCCATTTGTTCAAGATCATTTAGACCTAACCTGCAATTGAATATTTCTTTACCTTCTACTACAACTTTTTCTTGTACAATTTCTTCATCAGGGAAGATTCGACCTACGTAAGTTTCTTTTCCTATATTAACAGACATGATAATCGATGGATACAGTGAGGTTAAATCTTCATCGAACATATAACGGTATAATCCAGCGTTAGGACAAAATAAATATGCTCCTGCGTAATTCTTTTTAGTAATTGGGTTTGGATCTTTTGAAGGTGGAACTTGATTATTACTTAATAGATAAGTAGAAATAGCACCATCATGCACCCAACTATTTTTGTAAACGTCTCTATAATTGATTTTACCTTTATGGGCTAGGTTTTTAGTTAGGCCTAAATATTGGAATTTTTCATCTAACTTTTGTAGGATTTCAACATCACGGAAGTTGTATTCAATAAACTTATCAATATCTTCCTTAAACAATCTATCTAGAGACCCATCATATTCTACTTTACCTAACCCAACATATTTCTCTCCTAATGAATTTAATTTATAGGATGGTTCGTCTTTAAAACTAAACTTTTTATGTAGTTTCATATAATCAAGTGTTTGAACACCTGCTATATGAAGCCAACCATCAACATTCCATTGGGATTCATCTCGAACAATTCCAATTGGGGATAATTGATTTGCTCTTTTTTCCCCTAGTATTCTTTTCATTCTAAAATACAGGTAAGGAATATCGAAATAATCTGAGTTATATCCTACTAGAATGTCTGGAGCTATGTCTTGGATTTGTCGTAAAAAATATTCTAAGAGATCTTGTTCTGTTCTTACAGGATAGATTTTTCTATTGCCTTCTTGTTTTTCCTGTAAATCACCTTTTTTATCTAAAATTACAATAGACCATTCATCTATTTGTTTATCCCACCAAGCAATAGAGGTTACGGGTTTAGGTGCTTTTTTAATATAATCTTCAGTAAGAGCACCTCCCATTTCAATCTCAATATCGAAAAATACTTCACGATGGGTTTTAGAGGGAGTATCATCATCTCCATACTTGTCAATTAAGAACCTTTGGTAAGGCCTAATGTCATGGAAATGGAGTCCTTGGTCATATTTATCCCATCTTGTGGTTTTGGATAATTTTTCCCCATTTAGACCAGTATACTCCCCATTTGAATCCTCTCTATAAGCAGGATACTCCCATTCTATTTTTTCATAACCACCCTCATCACTCCATAAGTGAATAAGGTATTTTCCGTCTACTCGTTGTGAGAAACAACTTTTATACATTCAAAAACTGCTTGAGATTTGGTCTAAAGTAGTTAATAGATTTCATTACCTTTCTGTCTCTTGATCTATACACGACCCAATAGTCTCCAACTTTCTCGTAATGGCATGGTTCACCTTGTTGTTCGGAGCGGACTTTAACCGATTCAATAGCCTCTTCTTCAGTTTTACAAGCCTTTGACATATTTGAAGCCTGAACTTCTGCATATGCTTGGGGAAAAACATCTTTAAGACCATGTAGCATGGCACCATTACCCAAAGAAACATAGGTAATATCGCAAAGAGCATCAAGTACTTCGACAATGTCTCCGTTTTCACACGCTTCTTTATATTCTTCAAGTTCCTCTAAAATAAAATTATAAACAAACTCCCATTCTTTTCGTTCTGGGATTGTTGGGGAATAGTTGTTTGGTTTCCCCATTGTGGCATTAAATTCTTCTACCTCGCTCACATAAGGTACATAATCAGACTGTTTCATTACTATTAATTTTTACACTATCAAAAAACTCTGTTCTAGCCAAATTGTTATTTTCCATAAAGACCCCAGATGCTTTAGTTGTAACCATAGAAGCACCTGTGTGTTTAATTCCTCTACAGGAAACACAATTGTGTGTTGCAACTACTGAAACTATAACTCCTTTATTACCTTCACAAACTTTATCTACAGCTTGATGAATGGCTACTGTAAGTTGCTCTTGAATAGCACCTCTTCTACCAAAATGTTCTACAATTCTGTTAAGTTTAGAAAGACCAATTACTCGTCCATCTTCTCCAGCCACGTATCCAATATGTACTTTCCCCCTAATGGTCTGATGATGATGACTACACATACTAGTAAGAGGAATATTACGCTCAATAACAAGCCCGTCATAACCGTCAGAAGGAAACGAAGTAATTTCAGTAAAGTTTTCATAACGTCCTTTCCATAAATCATAAACATATGCTTTAGCCACTCTACGTGGTGTTTCCATTGAATTGGGATCATTTCTCCAATCACATTTTAAAGCATCTAAAAACTTCCCATAAGCCTCAGTTGCTTCATCTACAATTTTCATTCTTTCAGGTTCTGTAAAAGGGAAACCATTAGCAACCCCATTTGCAAAACCTCTTGGTACACACTCAATGTCTGAGTATCGTTTTCTTCTTTTATTTTCCATGGTTTTAATATAATAAAGACTTTTTAAACTGCAAAGATATCTTTGTAATTTCTGTAATAACCTAGTTCATCATCCATCCCGTACCCTACTAACCATTCATCAGTTTTAAAACAGCTAATTACTGGGTATGAGATAGCAGGGTTTGTCGGGTGGTATAGACTTTTTGGTGAGGTTGTTCTTTGTATTAAAGTAGTTATTGTAATTGATTTTACAGGTTCTTTTTCTAAGTAATTTATAATAGCGTTTACAGTATTACCTGTATCAAAAATATCATCTACTATATAGACGTGATGGTTTTTAAAATCAATCTCAGGTTTTTTGGTTATTTCAACTTTATTTTGTTTTCTTTTCCCTACATAAGATTTTGCTGAGATAAAATCACATTTAACATCTAATTCTAGATTTTTTACTAGCTCACTATAGAACATAAAACCACCATTTAATACACCTAACATAACAATTTCAGTAGGGTCTTCTTTATGGAATATAGAAGTATCGTAAGCTAGAAGTTTTACTTCTTTTTCTATTTCGGCTTGAGTATAAAGTAACTTCATCCTAGTTTAAATGCTTTAAGAGTTTGCTTAAAAGGATTTCCTTCTATTTGTTTTACTTGATTTAACATTTCTTCAGCTAGTTCTCTAACTTCTTTTTGGGCATGACCATCATTCCTTAGTTTTTGGAAATGATAAAAACTTCTCCAATTAAACATAACATCCATTGTAATTTGGGAATTCATCATTTTCATAAAACGAGCTGATTCTTTAGCACGTTTTCTTCCCAACTGTGGAGTAAGTTTTTCTACTAAAAGATGGTAAGCAGCATTAGTATCTTTTGTATAGTTTTCAAGAACCTCCTGAGCATCTTTAGGCCAATCTTCAGGAATAATATACTTGTCTTCTTTTAGTTCTTTATACCTTGCACTTTCACCATTAATTGAAACTCCAATTCTATGTTTCAATAGATGAATATGAGTAGCTTGATCTACTGTTACCAAAAAATGTAAAGATGATTTTTCGAATGGGGTATGATGACCTTCTGTAGCCAACATTTTAAGTAGTTTATCTATTCTTCCTAACTTTTCTTCAGTAAGATCTCTAGTTGTAGAGGTCCAAGCTGATTGAGCGTGAGTTAGGTCGCTCCCATAGTATCCTAATAGTTCTACTTTGTTCATAACTTAAATTGAAGGGGTTCTCCACTCTTTTACCTCATAGGTACAATTGTGGCTACTATTTGCTTGGAACATGTCTGCCATTTTTTGAGCAGATTCGAAAGTATCCCATTCCATAGGGATACCTTCAGAATCATTTACAATAACAACATGAGGATTATTTGGGTTGTGTTTTAAAATAATAAAGGACATCAAACTTCTCTTTTAGTACCAAAAGCCATAATGTGTGCTCTGCTGGTAAAATTATAACCTTCTCTATTTGCTAAATCCATTACAGGACCATAACTCTCTAATAATGCTGGGATATCATCTCCAGCGGGCATTAACCAAACTTTATTATTTGGAATTTCCATTTGATCTAACCAATCTCTAACCTCAGGATAAATTTCTAAATCTTTATCAATTACAGGTTTGATATGATAATCTGAATGATATTCTATAGATTTGGCGATTGCTTCACTATTTAATCTAAATTTATTATGTTGATCAATAAACTTTTGATCTACATTCCCACCTTGAGGCTTAACAGCATCCATAGTAGGAACGGAATTGCTAAATTTAGGGCTAATAGAAAGGAGATTAATTGGATAATCTGTCTCCAGGTAATGTGATCCTTCTGTCTCAATGGTGATGAAGATCCCCCTTTCATTTGCGAAGTGTGTTAACTCATTTACAATCTTAGGATGCATTGTTGGAGATCCTCCTGTCAACATCATTTCCTTAACATGAGGATTCTTGTCATAAATATCTACTACGTCCTGAAAGCAATACTTACCTTTTTCAGGGTGAATAGAGGTATAAAACGAATCACACCAACCACCTTCCCCAAAGTAGCAGCGATGGGTACAACCTGTTGTACGAACTGCTACTGTGGGTCTACCTGCCCTTGATCCTTCACTCTGTATACAGGTATACAGTTCTAGGATAGGTAATTTTTTATTGTAATCTTCAATTCTTCCTATCATGGGATGTAAATTGCTGAGTTTTTACCGTGTTCTCTAAATTCTACCTTAGCTACCTTTACTCTACCTTCTGTTTCCTCTTCAATGAAAGGTGCTACTTTATCATAAATATACTGAGCAAAACGTTCGGCACCCGTAGCAGGAACAACTCTTACTTGAGCAACACCTGCTTCATCCATCCTTTTAAAACTCTCTAAAAATGGATCATCTTCAGCAACCAAAAAGGTATGATCAAACATATAATCCATCCATTCTTTAGGGGA